GAACAGGTGGTGGCAGCCACCAACACGAAATTATCGCATGTGCCGGATCTCACCGAAGATCATTTCGCCTGGTTCATGGAAGAGTTCGAAGCCTTCACACGTCGCCAAGAACTGGAACGTGCGATCCTGAAGTCAGCGGATTTGCTGGAAAAAGGCGAATATGATCCTGTGGAGAAACTGATCAAGGATGCGGTGCAGATCTCGCTGACCAAGGACATGGGCACGGACTACTGGGAAGATCCGCGTGCCCGTATCAATCGCTATTTCAATTCCGGTGGCCAGGTAAGCACAGGATGGCCGCAACTGGATCGCTTGCTGTACGGTGGATTCAGCAGAGGTGAACTCAACATCTTTGCCGGTGGATCAGGATCGGGTAAAAGTTTAGTGATGATGAACATCGCACTGAACTGGTTGCAGGCCGGACTCAGCGGTGTATATGTCACCTTGGAACTTTCAGAAGAACTGTGTGCCTTGCGTACAGATGCCATGCTCACAAATGCATCGACCAAGGACATCAGGAAGGACATAGATACCACGGAACTCAAGGTCAAATTGGTGGGCAAGAAAGCCGGGCAGTATCGCATCAAAGGATTTCCAGCACAGAGCAACATCAATGACATCCGTGCCTACCTCAAAGAAGCACAGATACAGACCGGCATCCGCGTGGACTTTGTGATGATTGACTATCTTGATTTGCTGATGCCGGTATCGGCCAAGGTCAGCCCCAATGACTTGTTTGTGAAAGACAAGTATGTGAGTGAAGAACTGCGTAACTTAGCCAAGGAACTGGGCGTGCTCATGGTCACTGCGTCGCAGTTGAATAGATCAGCAGTAGAAGAGATCGAGTTTGATCACAGCCACATATCGGGTGGTATCAGCAAGATCAACACAGCCGACAACGTGTTTGGCATATTCACTTCCAGAGCCATGCGTGAGCGTGGTCGTTATCAGATACAGTGCATGAAGTCACGTAGTTCCACAGGTGTAGGACAGAAGATCGATTTAGAATACAACATCGAAACCATGCGTATCACCGACGCAGGCGAAGAGCAGCCACAGGGTGCGTCAGGATTTGCTAAGAGTGCCATATATGAAAGCATCAAGGCCAAAAGCCGTGTGGCCGATGCCGATGCCAGTGAAGACACTGACAAAGTAACGGCCGAAGTTCAAAGCAACAAGCTCAAGCAACTGCTGGGCCAGATCAAACAGTCATGATCTGTGTCGACGCTTTTAAAAATCTCAATATAGCAACAAAGCAAGGAGAATTATACATATCTCCTTGTTGCATCACACCTTTGAAGAAGGTCAGTGAAATAAAGTTTTTTGATGATCCGTATCTTAGCCAGATAAGAACAGACTTTCGTGAAAATCAATGGCCTCGCGAATGTGAATTGTGCCGTCGACCAGAATCGCAGGGACAAGTCAGTCGCCGCATCAACAGTAACAAATGGTACGATCACAATAGCATAGATGATATCAACGAAGACCTTATACGTATTGATTATTGGGTCGGGGATATCTGCAACTTGGCCTGTGTGATGTGTGGTCCTGAAAACAGCAGTCTCTGGAAACAAGAACTCAAGATACCCATCGAGCAACGTCGAGTCAATCGTAACACATTTTGGAAAGAATTAGATCTCGACAATCTACAGTATGTACATTTCCACGGTGGCGAACCTTTGCTAAGCAAAGATCATGATGAATTTTTGCGTGCTATTCCGAATAAATCTCGGGTGCATATTTATTATAATACCAATGCTACTATCAGAGCGGACCAATCATTGTTAGATGTCTGGAATGAATTTAAATTGGTGCAGATAGATTTCAGTGTGGATGATATTAACAAACGATTTAATTACATACGCTTTCCAGCACAATGGTCCGAGATACAGGACAATCTTCTGTGGTATAAAGAACATAGTCTCGGCAACTGTATCTTTGATATCATGACTGTGGTTTCTGTTCTCAATCAACCGTATCTATCAGATCTGTCTAATTGGATAAGAGCGAATTTCAGTACCAATCGCTTCAATGACCCAGTGGAACATCGATATCAACCTGCGTATGGTCTCTTGGCTACTGACAACCCTAAGAAATCTGAAATCGTTGATTATTTGACAGCATTAGATCGACGTCGTGGCACCGACTGGAAAAAAACATTTCCTGTCTCTTACGAAAATCTTCGATCCTAGATCCCTACTAGTTTGCAGAATTCTGGTAGGTAATCGCGTATGTCTATGCCCTTGGCACGATCTTGTCGATCTATCTCGTTGAGGAATTTCAACCATGTATCTCCCGGATCTTGATCCGGATCACCGATGAAAGATCTGTAATGTTCTGGTTCTAACACATCTTTTAACGCCTGTTTAGCAGTCAGTGGTAGCACACTGGGATGGAATACTTCTGGATTGTAAACCGGATTTGGTATCCATGGCAAGTTTTGTTGTTTAAACCACGCACATATTTCGTTATAATACATAACAGTGATATTGGTAATCGTGCAAGAAACACTGATGTTATCTGTGATAGTTCTATATTGTTCTAAGTTTTTTACAACATCAGACCAGAGTAATGGCCATCTTTGATAATTAAACACACTATCTAATCCATCAATGCTGAGAGTTAAATTTAAATTTCTAAAATTTGACAACATGAATCTGAGAGGCTCTGATAAATTTACAGACGCATTAGTCACAACGCTGATAAAAACATTATCATTTCCTAAATCTAATAATTTTTGTAATATTTGGAAATTTTGTTTTTCTAACAAAGGTTCTCCGCCCAGTAAAGTCAAATTAATAAGATTGGAAAGATCAACCTTTCGTGACACACGATCTAAATCTATGTATCTATAGGTTTTAATCGGAATGGTTTTATCTATTTTCCTTTCGATAGTATTCCAATAACTGCTTAAATTGCTATCACAATATACACATGCTCCATTACAAGTATAACTGGTGTTAAGCTTCAACATCAAAATTTTTCTTTCATCCGCCTCCTGCATTATGAATGATAAATCTTTTTGTGTGTAAAAATCCAAGGCAGAATTTTTAAGATATCTATCACTTACTTGATTATTTTCTTCCAATATCCAGCATTTTTTACAATTTGATGGTTTTACCCCGGCCTTCATATCAGACTTAATTTTGTCAATGTTGGAATCTTTTTCCAAAAGACAGCATACCTTTTCACTTTCATTGTCAAACCCTAGTTCTAGTCCGTGCCATGGTAATACACAAAAACTTGGGTGGTTGAATGGCTCTTTTTGAAACAACATGAGATCAATCTCGTCATATACCCATTTTGGAACGTCGAGGTGTTTTTCAAATCTATGGAAATTTGGCCAATCCGGCCCCTTGACATTTTCGTAGTCAGATTCGTTGATGTAAGAGTATTTTTTTACTAGATGGTCGGTCACGGAATATTTAGCGATTAGAAACAGCTTTTACTATAAATAAAGAAAAGGTCCTGGCCCAAGATGCAAAAACGCACCCGCAGCATATTAGAAGAACTAGATGCGATTTACGTGGAACGCCATGAAGATCGTGACCGCCGCTATATCATCGAAAGCCGGGCCAGCAACGTGATAGCCAGTGCTGTGCGATTGGTAGAGCAGATCGAAGCAGCATACCCCGCTGACCAGGCAGAGAATCTAGTGCGTAAATTGCTCAACGCCATACGTACCAAAGACGCGGCCAAATTCGCCCGCACAGTGAGACGAACCGATGCAGATCTATGAAATAACACGCCAACGCCTGGATGAAGTGGGGCTGATGACCCGGCTGGGTGCGGCCTTGGGCAACCAACAAGCCCAAGTAGCCACCAGTACCGCAGCTCTAAGTCAGGCTGCCCTAAAGCAATGGAACACTAAGCTTTTACAACTACAACAGGCCAATCAAGGCATGCCCATCAGTGATCAAGAATATGATGATAGGCTTGAAGAATTTGTAGATCGCGTGATGCTGCAGGGCCGGTTTGACAGCCTGGATCAGACCAGCATGAGCAGGCTGGCTCCAGCCATGGATGCTGTGCTCAAAGTCCGCAATGACCCCAAACTGTTGCCCGCAGCCTTTGAAAAGATGGTGGCAGCAGTCAATGTAGCCCGCCAAGATCCCAGCAAGGCCACGCAGGCACCACAGTACACTCCCCAGCAGACCGCAGCCACTGTGCAACAGGTACTTCGGGGTGCCAATGTCAACACACAGGCCGTGGCCACGGCTCTTCAGCAGGCCGCAGGTGGAACATTGACTGCCACAAAACAGGCCAATCCCATGGTCAACAGCCTGCTGAATGCCCTGGGCGTGGCAACAAAATGATCCTGACCGAAGGCGGCAACATCTTCAAAGATGCCGACGGTGTGCCTGTCACACAGCGTGTAGCACAGACTGACATCAAACCTACCCTGGTATGGTTGGAACACATGTTGCCCGGGCTGGATCTCCGCAACAACATGCTGGGGTCTACTGGACTCAAGCCCACTTCTGGCGACATTGACATCGCTGTGGATGCCAACACAGTGACCAAGGAACAGTTGGTCAAGCGACTCACGGACTGGGCTGTGGCCAACAAGTTTGATCCTCGAGACTGGGTGCGGAAATCGGGTGTGGCCGTGCATTTCAAAACGCCCATCGTGGGAGTACCCGAGCGTGGCTATGTGCAGACCGACTTCATGTTCCTCAACAAGCCCGAGTTCTCCAAGTTCATCCTGCGGCAAGATCCCAACAGCGAATACAAGGGTGCCACACGCAACGTGTTGTTGAACTCTCTGGCCAAGAGCATGGGCTACAAGCTCAACCAGAATGACGGTATCATGGATCGAACCACCAATGAACTGATCACGGACGACCCTGATCAGATCGCCCAGATGCTGCTGAATCCGCGTGCCACACGAGAAGATCTTGGGTCAGTGGAAAAGATCCTGGCCCAACTCAAAACAGATCCCAAAAAAGATGCCAAATTGGCGGACTTCCGAGATCACATGCAACGTGCGGGCACACCCTTGGACGAAAACATCGGCTACACAGAAGTGAACTGGATGGCCCGACTGCGAGATCGCATCGTGGTACAGGGCATGCAGGTCATCA